TATAACCTTATAATAAACACCAGTACTAAATGAAATACTGCCTTGAAGCTGTATGTCAGAGGGGTTTAGAACTATATATCTTGCGGGAATCTCTATCTCTTCGCTAGCTTTAGCAAGACCAAAAGTTTGGTTCATTTTAAAAGCATCGTCTTTTTCCATCTTGGCATTAAAGCGATACATGAAAACATTCCCAGAGCGATAATATTCCCTGAAAAACCTACTCTGGAGATCATCTATATTTATTCGACTAAAAAGAGTTTTGAAAAATTCTCGAGATTTACGACTCCCTCCTGTATAAAATAAATTACTAATCGAGAACTCAGTCATCAAATCGATAGTATTCCTAAAAACTGAAAAATTATAATACGCTTTCTGACACAAAATAATCGTATCCCTTATATCAATATTGGAATTATTAGTTATACCATGCGAATACTTGAAGGGAATCATCCCATCTTCGATATTCTTAAAGCGGTCAGTCCGAGGAATATCGGCTGCTTTGTTCCTACGAGTCCGTGTTTGAGTAGCAACACTTTCATGCATCGCCATCAATGGTTCCGTACCTTGTTCCGTTTTCTTCCTTACAGCCATATTTTACTTTAAAATTACACCTAAGCTATCATTCTGGGAGTAAATGTATGATTAATTTGTTCTTGGTGAGTATTTTTAATGTCATTATAAGCCTTAACAGCCCAATTTCCCAACATTAAAGTTGTATAATTATCCTTACGGGCACGGTTAGCTGAAGTGCTTCTTTTGAGGTGTTGTGGAAGATCGAAAGTCTGAGTACCTTTAGCAGTAGTCTTGACTTCTACTAAGGCGCATTGTTTTTTGGTTTGATGAACCATATCATCTTGAAATTCTATTAAATCCCCCTTGTTTTCATATGGCATTAACTTTAACGGTACAGATTGAGAGACTACCCTGTCAAAAAAACTACCACATGCAGCCGTCCTCGAAGCAAACCATATTCTTTTATGGTCAATAGAAGCTTGAAGATATTCATTTGCTTCCCTTAAAAAAGTAACGGAAAACAACTGTTTAAAACAAATTACTCCTTCTTTTGGTTTATATTGCTGTTTAGCCTTTAACAACATTTTATGATATTCCTCTCCAGATTTATCGCTTTGAAAATCAAAAAATTTAATATGAGTACGGGTACTTGTGAAAAGCTCTGATTCATTAGCACTGTCAATAAATTGATAACCCGCGTTATCAATTATTATCATGACTAGATTAAAATTAGTTACTATGTAATGAAGGTACTTTATATGGTCTTTTAAGTCTCCACCTGCTACGGCATAACTATGAACTAAGGTAGAATGATTTTTCTTCTCCTCGTCTAATTCTAATATAGACATAGCGAAATAATCAGACGAAGGACTGTTACTAAAACTTGGGTCAATTGCTAAAATATACTCCTTATCTTTTTCCCCTTTTATTAGTGTGTGAGGTTTTTCAGTATCTGGTACGGTACAATCGTGCATTTTCTTAGCACTAAAATAACTATCGCTACCATCAGTAAATTGGGCGCAATATTCTCGCAAAAAGGAAGAATTAGAAGAGCCTCCTGATTTAGCTTCTTCGATAACTGTGCTATCTATCATGTCCGGAGGGATAGAATCAAAAGCCATTTGGGAAATAAAGTAATCAGAATTTAAAACTTCATCAGAATAAATATTATTCATCCAATCCTTATAAGTCTTGAAAAGATTCTCAAAACTAAAACTAGCAGAAGAAAGAGCTATCATCTTAGAGTTATTTTCAAACTTAACTCTATCTTCTTCCTTCATCTTACCAGACCTAATTAATTCATCTTCCATTTCCCTTATCTTAATCCTCTCAGCCATATCTTGAGGAGCAACCAAAAAAGGCATTAGAACCGTTTTAATAGTTTCTTCAGGCAATAGTAAAAATTCATCAAGCACCAATATATTCGCACGAAAACCACGAATCTTTTCACCGCTTAAAGGGATAGCTGTAATAGTGCCTTCATTTATTTTCCACTCAAACTGGTCATTACGTTTAGACTTAGCGCCGAAAGCGTGAGCTAACATTTGAGCTTCTTTAGACTCTACTATCTTTTCAAGGTTATTAAAAATAAATCTAGCAGTACGAAACGTAGGCCCAGCAATTAGTATTTTCGTTCTGGGCTCAAAAATACACTGAAGGAAACAGTAAACTGCAGCTATAAAACTTTTACCACAACCGCGGCCCCAAACACACATACTGAAGTTCCGATTAAAAAATGCTTTAAGCGTGACCTCTTGATATAAAGCTAACTTAATCCCTGAGAGAAGTTCGGTTGTAAAACCTAGATTAGAGCGCATAAATTTAGCTAAAGTAATCTTAGCCTGACGATCTGGCAGCTCTCCCTTTAAATTTAGAAATTCTTCATTTAAATTTGGAATTGGTTTTTTATATTTTTCTGGACAATACCACATTAGTCTAAATAAGCTATAAGAATTATCAAGAGAATAATAATTATCGCTTGTTCATATGTTAATACAATATGACCCCTCATAACAATTTTAATTCATAAGCTAGTTGTAAATCATGTTTTTCCTTTAAAACATCTGAAAGTAATAACTTTTTAACAATTCGAGTGCATTCCTTCCTTCCATCAACAAATAAAAATTGTATATGAGGAAATTCTTGTATTAGTTCGCGCACGTTATGGAAAATAAAATCGGGCGTGACTCTGGTGTTCTTCTTATAAACATGTTTTAATTTATTGAAAGCCATGCAATCATTTAATTTTCTTTCCACCAATACTACCATGTAAGCTTCTTCTTCCGCCGCTCTATTTATTTCATTTTTAAATCTTTCTAAACCTGAGCTAAGAGTTCCTATTAAATCGGGGACTGACTTTCTTTCTATGTAAGTATTTCTAGTTTTTTCTCTATCATTAAGACAGTAATCACCAAATTTTAATCCCCTCACTTCAGTAGGAAAATCTTCTATCTCCAAAGGTTTTTGCTCTCTGGAGTCTATATAAATTAAATGGTCTTTTGAATAATTTTCCTTATATTCTTTTTTTACAGGTATAAAATTGAATTTATTCTTATACCCTAGCTCTTTACATAAATTATAATAACTTTCAAATATCAATTCATAATATTGGATAGGGGGCATAGGTAGAGTGCGTAACTCAACTTGAGTTGGAGAATATACTAAATTCTTTTCCTCTTTTCTTTTTTGCAGAAGTGATTTGCAGTATTCCTGCGCTTTACTAACAGGGACGTCTTTGAGCCAGCTTTTTAAATTTCTCTTATTATTAAAGTCAGAAGAAAAGTATTGCTCTTTGTTTTTATAGTTTATCAGCTCTTTAGTATGTAGATCATACCGAGGAAAATGTTGTTGGTAGTATTGCTCTATACTTAACTTGTGAGCCTTTATATGGAGATGAAGGCTTTTATCTTTTTCGAATTCTTTTCCACAGACTTTACAACTAACCATTTAAAACTTCTTCTTCGCTGATACCTAATATTCTGGACTTTATGTCTTCCATTGAGCTTAAACGTTCTATTTCCTCTGAAATATTCTTTTTTCTAAGCTCTGCTATCTTAATCATTTTAGTCCTAGACTCTTCATCTTTCCAAAGTTCTACTAAATTTAATATGGAAGCAGATTCCTGCATAATTTTACTCATGCGTTGGCTTCTTTTTTCTTTTAACTCATTAAGTAGTTTAGTTTGTCGGTTAACGCATTGGTTGTATTCCGTTTGAGCTGTATTGATTGCTTCAACCAAACTCATGGCCATACGTCTTCCCTCTGTATCTTCCGCGTTTTGATCAAGAAGTTGCTGAAGCCTTTCTACACGTCTTTGAATGTTTGAAGCTATGACTACTTCAGCAGATAGTACTATGTATTGATCTACTTCTTCCTGAGTTAAGTCAGCCTTATCCCAAGTATAACGTACAAAACTACTTTCAAATAACTCCCTGTCAGTCTCAGCCGCATAAGTACTTATCTGATGTAGAAATCTATAGGTATGCATGTACCCTATTAAAGTAGCTAAATTCTTTTTGTTTTTGGCGGATATTTTATCTTTATCTATTCCATGGTGTACGTACTTGTTTACTCTTACTAAAGCTCGACTTTCTGATTTTGGGGGTTGGTATCCTCCTTCTACAGGAACATCATCATTAGTATCAGAGTACTTGACTTGATTTGGAATTGAGTTTACATGGTCTATTAATATTTTATACCTTATATCTAATGGAGATATTTTGGGATCATCAAAAACCATTCGTGCCATCTCCATTGGTTTCATGGCTCCACAATTATTTGATATAAATTCTTTTTGGTCTTCTGTAAGTTCTGGCTTTTCTTTAGCGTAATACTTACCTCCAACTTTGGCTTGCAAACTTTTTTCAGCTAGAAATTTCTTAATGGCTATGCCATAGCGTGACCTGCCGGTTTTAGCTTCTTCAGGTATATCGGGGAAAACTAATTCAATTAACTCTTTTATAAAAGGGGGATCATCAGGTCTTTGATTCCACTCATTGAGTATTGCTAATTTTTGATCTTCATTTAAAGATATCGCTTTAGAGCTCATAAAATTTCTATCTCTCCATCTTTTAACATCTTCTTAACTTTTTGTATAATAGACTTCTTAACGTTTTTAATTTGTTTGTAGCCGGGTACTCGATTTTTTTCGTTAGTTTTATACCCCATTAAAGTAGCGGCCTCTTCTTCGGACATATTGTCTATATACAAGGCTTGGTAAATTTTCCATTCGGCCGTTTTTAAATTAGACTTCATCTTTTCGTTAAGTTTGTCCATAAGACTCATTATATCTACCCCTGTGTATTCGGTGGTATTTATCTCATGAGTATGGTCATCTATTGAAACTGGCAACTTGGCATCGTAAGCCTGCTTCTTAGTGCGAACCCAGTTTGCATAAAGAGGACAAGTTTCGCATTGCTTACCATAGATATAACACAAATTACCAGCTTCTGCTGCTGCGCATTTAAGACAAGGTCTGCAATAGTTTCCGTAATTGTTTCTTATCAAATTTTTTATCTGATTAGAAATTATACGGTTGATCCACGGATTAAGAGGTTTTTTGGTATCGTAAAGATGCCACTTTTTAAATATGTGTATCCTAAGAATTTGAGAAACATCATCAAAGTCCATCCATGATAAAGCTGTTAAACTCCACTTAGATTTTCTTTTTTTTATTTCCGCATCTATTTGCTCTATGAAATCTTCAAATTTAGGCTTCTTCTTTTTAGGCATTTGGTTTACGCGATGCTCCAGCGTCTCTTTTAAAATCCTCCGCAATTGAATCCGGTGAATAAGCAGGATCATTTTCTCGCTGATAACCATCCATAGATACCGGACCCCCCGTACCTAAAAGTTCTTCTAACGTCTTGTGTTTGCCAGAGGTATCGCCCTCTAAATCAAATGCTAAGCTATCCATAGTTGGCTCTACGAAAGTTTCTTCTTCATCTTCCTCCACATGAACAATAGGCGCTTTTTTAGTAGCTTTGGTAGCTTTAAAAACTTTTTTAGTTGCCTTTTTGCTTATGGACGAAAAAGATTCGCCGCACGAACCGCAAAACTTAGGCTTATTCAAAGAGTATTCTGTAGGAGAACCACAAGTTAAACAGTAAGCTTTCATGAATAGTGTTACACTATATATATTAATGAAAATTAAGCATTTTTCAAAAAAAGTGTATAACCTATATGGATATGGAAAACATCAAATTCAAAAACTCGGATGGAGTCGAATACGAATTAATATGGAAAAAACCTCACCATACTTATAATGCTGATGGTTTATGCTATTCTCCGGAGGCGGATAACCCCAAAATCCTAGTTGATCCAAAGCTTAAAAAAAGACGTAAAATGAGCACTCTTATAGAAGAGGTCACCCACGCCTTCTTTTGGGACAAGACCGAAAGAGAAGTAAGAAAGTTTTCTTCCGTTTTGGCTGGTTTAATTAATAAGCAGATTAAATAGTCTCACATTCGGCTAATTTAGATACAATAAATTTGGTCAACTCTGACCGGACGATATCTTCTTCGCTAAACTCGAAAGTGTGTATGCCCATATCTCGACTTTCTTGATTATTAAAGACATCGTAAAGTTTTACGAATCCTCCACGATTTCCGTTCTTAAGGTCGGTTTGCATAGGGTCGGCCATTATGATGCACCTTGAATACTTCCCTATTCTCGTTAGCACGGTTACTATTTCCCTGAATGAGCTATTCTGGGCCTCATCCATTAGGATAGCTTTACCGTTCCAACTCATACCTCTAGCGAAGTTGACTGGATGGATAGAAACTCTTTTTTCTTTTTGGAGTTTTTTAACAGTATCTTCACTCAATAACTCGTCTAATTTGTCCATAAAAGGTAAATTGTAATAATGAAGTTTTTCATCTGCATCTCCGGGAAGAAAGCCTAATCGGGAATCGGAGCTTTCTACAGCGGAACGCATGTATATAACATCTGATACTTTAGAAGTATTTAATAAATTTAAAGCGGAATAAACCGCAGTTAAAGTTTTGGAACTCCCTGCCGGACCTTTACATAAAATGAGCCTCGTTCCTTTGTCTTGTGAAATTTCTATAAATCGTTTTTGCTTTTCTGTCCAAGGTAACTCTTCTATATAAAAATTGTCCTTAGGTTTAATTGGGTCTCGTTGGTGAATTTTAACCCTTCCGTCCGTAACTTCGAGTGATTCAAAATCCCCCGTACTCTTTACTTTTGGCATCACTATCATTTTACACTCAAAAAAGTGTAATATATAAAAGAAAGTTATGAATGAAATTTCAGAAATAGCGCCCGAGGTGGTAAACTTGGTTACTAACCTAACCAATTTAAACTCAAGCCCTATAGGTAAAGAAAATGTAGAAGGATTTTTAGAAAATTTAATCGGTGAATATGGATGGCTGTTATTGATAGCCCTTATAACCATAATGGCAAAAGATATGATTATGAATTTTGCCCAAGGATTATTAGTTTTCATGGGCAACGACTTTAACAATGATGAC